CCTGGGAACTTGTTTCATCAGAAGGTATTGGCGGCGATGGAGGCGCAGCGGAACGGCGATGAGTCGGTTGCGTTTCGATTCTTCAAGTGGTCGGACCATGCTGCGTATAGTGCCCAGACGCCAGACGGTTGGGAGCCTGATGGAGAGGAGTGGGAGCTATCGCAGAAGCATGATTTAAGTCTTGAGCAGTTGTATTGGCGTCATGACAAGATTCATGGGGTGAACGGGATTGGCGCGCGTCGTTTCAGGCGCGAGTATCCGTTGACGATCGAGGACGGTTTCTCGATGTTTGACGGAAGCTGGTTTGACACCGATTATTTGAATGATGTGGTCTCGTCGTTGACCTTGGTTCAGGGAGATCTGCGTATCTACGAGCGGCCGTACCCTGGCTTGCAGTATGCGATAGGTGTTGACCCTTCGTGGTGCAACGGTGGGGACTACGCGGTTGCCCAGGTGTTGAGTTCCGATGGCCGTCAGGTGGCCACGCTATCAATGAATCAGGGTGGCGAGATTTTGTTTGCGACGAAGGTTGCGGAATTGTCTGCGCATTACAATCGCGGTCGTTGTTTGGTTGAGGCGAACACGGGTGGTGCTGGGACGGTTGTGATTCGGGAGTTGAACAAGGTTGGGATTCCCCTATGGCACAAACCGGCGAAGCCTGGGGTCAATGCGAGCAAGACCCCAAAGTATTGGACGACGACACGCGGGAGCAAGGAGGAGGGGTATGCTCACCTTCGCCAGGTAGTAAATGGTGATGGCCTTGCGTTGAATGATCTTTCGACTGTTCAGGAGCTTATGCATATTCGTGAGATCAGCGGAAAGATCGAAGGCCAGGATGGCTACCATGACGACCACGCGGACGCATTGATGCTGGCTGAGTGGAATCGCAGGACCCTTCCTGAGGCGAAGACCAGCCCACTACATCATCGCAAGCGTTATTATGCACGCAAGAACCCGTTTAGTGCTTCTGGAACGATTCGGTAAGGGGCTATGTCAGAGAATACTGAAAGCAGAGATCAGCTTACTCCGAAAGATGTTCATGACCAGATCAAGGCTCATGACAAGCGCATGCGCGATGGTCAAAAAGACTGGACGCTATTCAAGAAGACATACCTGACCCAGTATTGGGAGCATGTAAACGGGAACATCCATCCGAACAATCCCCGTGTGACGGAGTTGGACGTTGAGGTCAATCGCTTGTGGGGAGTGATGTCCACATATTTGAGCGCGCTGTACCCGAGGGCCAGTCGTGCGGTGTTGACGCCTGATGCGAGCGGTCAGGGGGACGCCTACAAGTCCGAGATGGCGGTCAATCGTTGGTTGTCGAGTCGCCGGGTTCATCATCGTGTGATGACGGGCTTGAGGCAGGCGCTTCTTTATCCGGGCTCTGGGATCAAGTTGGGGTACAACCCTGGTCGTGGGAACCCGCTGGACCGCATTTGGATGCGCGTGATCCCATGGTGGGAGATGGTTCTCGACCATGATGTTGGTGACCGCGAGGATGAGCGGTTTCGTGGCCACATTTATTATCGCCCGAAGGTTGAAGTTGAGCAGGAATACGGCCTTGAAGACCTGGCTGGGACTCAGCGGGTGGATTTCCTGTCGAATCAGAGCACTGTCGCGGAGTCGAAGCGGACTCGTCGCGGGAATGATGTGGCGACTGGGGACGAGAGCGCGTTTGTGCGTGTCTTGGAGTTGTGCAACTTGACGGACACGATTGCGGACAAGGACGACCCCAGCATCGTGTACCAGGGCCGGCTTGAGATTTATGTCTTGGGTCAGGGCGGGAAGTCCAAAGAGCCGGTGTACATCGGCCCGCTTCCATTTGCTGAGAATGATGGGACTCCGATGAGCCACATCATGCCGCTCATTTTCAACCATGAGCCTGAATTCCCGCTTCGAGGCATAGCCCACACGAAACGGTTGATGCCTCAGATTCGAGAGTTGAATGCGTATCGTTCATATATGGCGATGGCGACCCGCAAGGACACGCGGCAATACGTCACCCGGAAGGGAACATTTAGCGCTGAGGAGATGACGAATCTGACCGAGGGCCATGACGGCTTGGTGTTGGAGGTTGAGTCTGGTTTTGAGCGCCCACTGGGTGATGCGATCATTCCGATTGTGAACGCACCGATTTCATCTGGCATTTCGCAGTATGTAGCGAATGCTGAGATGGATTTGGAGCGCGTGATTGGAACGAGCCCACAGGCCCGTGGACAGATCACAAAGGCGACGGCTTTTGAGGTCCAGACGGTGACTCAATACACCGAGTCTGAGTTTGGGATGCACGCGAGCATCAAGGATCAATGGCTGGCGAACATGGTGGCGCTGTTGCTCCGTGCGCTGATCGCATCGATGCAAGACTCGGGCGATAGCGCGGGCGCATTTGAAGAGCAGCACGTTGACTTGGCCAAGGTTGGGGCCCGTTCGGATGGTGAAGCAGATACCGAGCGCGAAGAAGAGGCAACAGAGCCAGAGCCGTGGACTGTTGAGCGCATCAAGGCGCTGGCTAAAGAGGCTGGTGCAGACATCGAGAGCGAAGAGTTCCAAGAGATTTCTGAGCAGGTGACCAAAAAGCGTCATCTCGATGACATGGATGAGTCTGAGCTTGCGGCCCTGGGTGCTGCCATTAGCGGCACGGAGATGGATAAGAAGAAGGTTGCTGACGAGGAAGAAGAGGCTCAGGTTGAAGAGGCTTTGGTTCAGGGGATTGCATCGAATCAGGAGCCGTATGTCGATGAGGACGTGGTTCGCCCGCTGGGCATAGAGCGTGGCGAAGGCTACGCGGAGCTTCATCAGGAAGCCCTGACGCTCAAGGATCGAAGCGAGCACATTGTGGTCACGGCAGAGGACTTGGATGCCAAGTTTGAGATCACGTTTGTTGAGGGTGGCCGAACACCCTTGACCGATGCCGCGATGCAGCAAAATCTGGTGGCCTTGATGGAGCCATATTCAGCGCTGTGGCAGCAGGCTCAGGACCCCAGCCCGATGGGTGCGTTTGCGCGCTCATACATGAAGGTGATGGCTGAGCGGTTTGACCTGCCGAAGGATCTGCATCCTGATGAGTTGGACGCGAAGTTCACCGAGATGCAGGAGGCTGAGGCCGAAGAGAAGAAGAGTGCCCCGAAAGAGGAGCAGATGGCTCCCGGTGATGAGCCTCCTGTCGATCCAGGTGATGAGCAGATGGCGCAAGAGATCGCTCAAGTTGCTCAGCTACCTCCAGACCAGGCGATCATGGCGTTGAAGCAGATGTTTGCGAATGACCCAAACATGCAGCAGATGTTGGACCAGATTTCTGGTTTGCCTCCTGAGCAGCAGGCTCAGATGTTGCAGCAGATAGTGGGGGCCGCTGGTGCCCCTGTATAGCTACAGATGCGCTGAGTGTGATTCGGTCGCAGACCATTTCTTTCGGTTCTCAGATCGTCCGCCTGAATATGAGTGTACCGAGTGTGAGGGTATGGCGCGATATGTGATTGCGGTCTCCAAGGCCCAATCGAATGATCCGCATGAGCACAAGAAGTTTTCATCTGAACGGACCAGCGGGTTGGCCTTGCACGAGTACATGTGCAATGTGTGCAAGCATCACTTTGATGAGATTATTGATTTCAGCAAAGGCGAGAAGCATGATGGGCCACAACAATGCCCAAAGTGTGATGTTGTCGATTCTCGATGGATTCCGTGTGCCCGCATTGACAGATTCAGCGAGACGTTCCCGCACTACGATCGTGGACTTGGTGTAATGTTGACGAGCAAACAACATCGGAGGGACGTGTGTAAAGCTCGTGGCCTTACCCCCGTTGATGGTGATTGGAACGTAGACAAAGAGTTTGATAAGTTTGATTCTGAAAATCAAAAAGATGAGAAAGAATACGCAGATTATTGTGATCGGTTAGACAATCATCCAGCCTTTGCATCATGGCGCAAAGCCAACGACCAAGGGCGAGTTTAAGGAGACATCATGCCTGTTGACCCCGCTACTGGAGAGAGCCTTCCCTACGCTGGAGAGGCTGGAGCCGCCCCTGATGCACCACCCGTGCCGTCAGCGCCCGCTGTTGAGGGTGCGCCCCCTGAAGGGGCCCCGGCTGAGGGTGACCCTGAGATGATCCGTCTGGAGCAAATTGCAGCATCTGCGCCGCCCCCAGAGAAGCCATTTAGTGTGAAGACAATTGAAACTGTTGTTTCAGAGTTCAACGCGGCTATGTCAAAACTCTCGGGTGGCGAGATTCCTGAGATCGAAGTTGACCTGAGCGCGGCAAAGAATGGAAAGTGGGATGCGCCACTTCCCCCCGAACTGTTTTTGCCTCTGGTTGCTATTTCTGAGGCCCTTGGGATGATCGGCGGTGGAGAGTATGCGGACAAATACGGATTCGACCCGTTTGATGTCACCACAGACACCGATCTTCGCAAAGTGGCTGCACAGTTCAAGCGCATGGCCAAGGACAAGAAGCTGATCGCTGACCTTCAAGAGGGTGCAGAGGTGGAAGGTGAGGAGATGCCCGAAGAAGAGGGTGCTGAGATGGCTCCACCCCCTGCTGAAATGGGTGAAGAAGATCAGGTGCTTGCTGCGGGAATGGAATAGATCGAATAGTGTTACGGCGTCTTGCGCCGTTTAATCTTTCAGTGGTAGAGTCCTTTCAACTTTTAGGAGTTTTTTGTGAGCAACGAAGCAACCGATAATACTGAGTCTGTTCAGGTGGTGGCCGAGGAAGCGCCCCCTGTTTCGACCGGTTTGCTGGAGTCGGATGACTCCAATGTGGAAACAGAGGCCGTTGAGGCTGCTGCGCCTGATGTAGAACAGGCACCTGCTGTTGAGGCAGAGCCCAAGGCTGAGGTCGAGAAACCTGAGCCAGGTGTAGATGAGCGCCGATTTGACCCCCTCTTCGCTGAGTTTGATGACGAAGAGATGAAGACCGATGACTTCTACGAGAAGATCACGGCTGATGACATCAAGGAACTTCCCACTGTTGCGCGTCGGATGCTTCACAACTTCCGCATGGCGTATCGGCTGGAGAAGCAGAAGCTGGAATCGCAGCACGCAAAGCACAACGACAAGTACACAGAGCGCGAATCAGCGATTGAGAACTTGGAACGTGACTTTGCGCGCCGACAGGCAGAGTTTGCTGCGGTAATTGATGACCCACGGGTAAAGGAAGCGCTGTCTGTTTCAGATGCTGAGCTTCCCGACATCATGAGTGAAGAGGGAATTCAGGCGAGGATCAACAAGGGGATTGCTGAGGGGCTGAACCAAGTGTTCAACCCGATGCGTGAGGCGTCTGCCGAGCGTCAGCAGGAATCTACCTATCTTGAGTTTCTTTCGGCACATCCTGAGATGAAAGAGAAGGCGTTTAAGACCGAGGTGGCAAGCCTTGTGAGTGAGAGGAAGGGCACCAATGCGCCGCTTTCTACTCAAGACGCCTATGAGATTATTCGGGCCCGACGACTTGTGGCACAGCACCAAAAGCGTGCATCACAAGAGCGAAAAGCCCGGTCTGAGTCTGCGCGACAGATTAAGCGTAGTTCAGTGAGTGGTTCGCCTGGAGTTGAGGACATTCCGCCTGAAATCAAGAAACAGGGTGCGGCATCCATTGTTTCTTGGTTGCAATCAAACCCCGAAGCCGCAAAGAGGATAGCATCCTCTCTCCGCTGAGAATCAACTTAGGAGCCTAAAATGGCAACCACGTCCCTTACTGTTGGCAATGAACTGTTGTCTACCACCATGCACATTCTTATGAAGGAATGGCGTGACAATGTTCATGAGTCCGTTGCGTTTCTGGACGCCAGTGAGCGTGTCCACGGAGCCGGAAAGCCTGTCCAGGGCGGCGGCACCAAGATTGTGGTTCCACTCGGCTTTGGTGAGCACTCCTCGACCACCCGTCTTCAGACTGGTTTCGAGCGGATCAACCTCTCTGTGTCGGATGTGTTCCACCCTGCACAGTACGATTGGGGCCATGTGGTTCGTCCGGTCGCCATCTCCTCGGAAGAAGAGATGACCAACCAGGGTGACGCTGCGATTCTCTCCATTCTTGAGAGCCGCACCAAGATGACCGCCAACGCGCTCAAGCGTGAGTTCGTTCGTCAAATGGTGAAGGGCGCTGAGCCTGGCTGGGAAGACTGGGGCACCCTGAATGGTGTTGATGTCACTGGTGCAAGCGGCGGCCTTCTCGAACAAGACGCTGTTGGGGCCCAGGGCAACACCGTTGGTGGCGTGAATAAGGCCAGCTTTACAACCAAGACCGGTTGGCAGAACCAGATCTTTGATGGTGCTGGCTCTTTCAACGCGAACGGCCTTGCTGGGCTGTACGACCTGAAGGTCGAGATCGATTCTGTCTCGCCCTCTGGCCCCCCGAACGTGATCCTTGCCTCTCGCGCCGGGTTCAAGAACCTGAAGCGTTCGTTGCAGGCCCATGAGCGGTACGTCGATCAAAGCAAGATCGATGGTGGTCGTTTGGTCGAGTATTGGGACGGTGTCCAGATCAATGTCGAGCGGAACATGCCGACTACTGGAACCAACACCACCGCCGATCCGATCAGCTTCTACATGCTGAACCTGGACGACATCCACGTCCTTTGGGACCCGAAGGGATACTTCGACCTGAGCGACTTCGAGACTGTCTCGGGTGAGTACGACGTTCGTTCCGCCAAGCTGCGGTGCCGTGGTCAGTTGATCGCGAAGCACCTCGGTTCCAGCGGTATCGCATTCGACTTGGAAACCTTCTAAGTCACCTTGATTGGGCGGGGGCCATGGTGGTCCCTGCCCATTTTCATAGCCATATAGTCAAAAGTGGGAGGACAACATGGCAGTTCATAAGATAGACGGCGTCGATGGCGTTGATCATTTTCCAAAGAAGTTCGTGACGCTGTACGGCACGGCGGCAATCACCAAGGGTGCCTGGGTCGCGCTCAACCTGTCTGATACGACAAATGGTCTTGGCGGCTCCGTTGTTACGGGTCCATCCACCACTGGGGCTGGCGATCCCCTGGTTTTTGGTGTGGCCACAGAAACCACAACGGCTGCTGGTAACATTGTGATCCAGACCGCAGGCCTGTATGGCGATAGCTCCATCGCTGGTAGTGGCGCTATGACCGATGGTAATATCACAGCAGGTCTTCCACTTGCTGCCGGAGACGATGGCTCTGCGGGTCAAATCGACCAGTATGAGGCTGGTACACACACCAACTCTGGTATCGTCGGCATTGCACTTACTGCTGATGCTGCCGGATCCTACGGTGCTAACGAAGCAACCGTTATGATTATCGATCAGGGCCTCTTCTAAGCCATTTTCGCTACCGGGCTCCGCGCCCACTACCGGCTGCTGGGGTACAATGCTTCAGCAGCCGGTTTTCTTTTGGGGGGTACACAGTGAATCTGAAGGAAATCAGAGAAGAAATCAACGCCGCTCTGGACTACAACCCGGATTTGCAGCAGTACAAGGACATGACCTCGCGGATTGTCAATCGGCATTATCAGCAGGTTTCGAGTCAGTACCATTGGCTGTTCATGCAGAAGCGATTTGAACTGACGCTTCGCGCCGATATTGATGGATCGTCTACGGACACGATGACATTTAGTAACAGCAGAAAGGGCGACCTTCCGACAGGCGCTGGAACCTCTGCTGTAAAGCTGCTGCCGGTCGATGTTGAGGGCGCGTTCTTTGTGGTGAACAACCGCGAGTATGAGATTACTCGACGGCCGGATGAGCGCAGCATTGTGATTAACGAGTCTCTAAATGGGACGTTCACCGACTGGAAAATCAAGTTTAAGCGATACGCGCTGCCCCGTGAATGTGTTGAGGTCTTGGGGCTTGTAGATCGTGGAATCACGATGACTGAGACGTTGTCGTATACAGATGCCGCTTTCCCCAATGACCCCTACACCAGCACCCAGACAACCACCGCGCCAGACCGTGGCCGGTTCACGTTCTTGGATGCCCGAAAAGAAGAGTTCTTGTACCTGGACCGGGACGATACGGGCGACCCGTTTGTGAGCATCGAAGAGATGCACGCGGATGTGTTTCCGCCTGACTTGGCTATAGTCTTGGATCCGATGGATTCAAGTGGCTCCTCTTCAAACCTGGCGCTTGGAGACACATATCAGTATTGCTACACATACTTGTATGCTGGAAGAGAGAGCGCCCCGTCTCCTGTGTCTGAGATTACCCTGTCAACTACCGGGCATCTCCACATAGCGCTTAATGGATTCATAAATACATCAGCCAAAAGAGTTTCCGGTTCAGACAAAGACACCGGCAGGTTGAAGAAGATTTACAGGAGACTGGATTCTCTTGGTTCCAGCAGGCTTGGTAGAAGCAGAACGCTCGGGCTTGGTGTGTGGCGACATATCGCAACCATCTCTGAGTCGGTTACCTCATACACGGATGAAGGGGAAGAACTCACTACCAACACGGTTCTTGGGACAACCTCTCCTGTGGATATAGACGGTGTTCTGTATGACTTGAATCAACTCAATGAAATAGGCCCACGCCAGTACATCCGGCTTTGGTATACCCCAGCCAGTGACTACAAGATCGAGGGCCGGTATCTGATGAGGCCGTTCCGTCTTGTGAACGAGGCAGATACTCCAAACTGGCCTGTGCAGTATCATCACCTGTTGGTGTTCTTGGCACTTCGAGACATATGCATGCAGCACGGGATGCTGAGTCATTCTCAGATTTACGAAGGCCGGGCGAGCATCATCCTGAATCAGATGAAGGCCAAGTACCTTTCTCGTTCTGACCGGATGTATGTACGTCGCGGATTTGACCGTGCGTTCACCGACAAAGAGCGTTGGGGCGTGCCGAGCAAGTCATGAAAACTCAGACTTTTCAAGTGTTCCGCCTTCGCGGCATGGACGACCGCTGGCGGGTCACTGCCGACCAAGCCTCTGAGATCAAGGAAATGTCGTGGGACATCAATGATGGGTGGAGAACGGCTGGTGCGTTTGACTCTGTTACGGACGACCGATTCGATTGGTCTGCGAATGGGGACATTACTTCGATCCACTACTATGGGCGACATAACGGCGCGAAGCGACACATCCTGTTTGAGGACTCGACAGGAAAGCTGGCTCAACTGAGGCCCGACTGGTTTGCCATCGCCGGCTCTGACCCATTTTCATCGTTGAGGGATTCAGAGGGCCTTGCTTGGAACGGAACTTCAAGAACCAGATTCATCCCGAGGACATCTTTCGCTGGCACACAGAGCGTGACATTCGGCGGCCGAGTCTACTTGGTGAATGGATCCGATGAGCCAATCGTTTTTGATGGGCGAACCACGAGCCGGGCTGGGTTTTCTGGCCCACCGGCCGCGCCAAATGGGTCAGTGATTTACCGTGCTGGCTTGTTCGTTGAAACGCTTGATGACGACAACCAAGAGGCCGACACAGGGCTTTTCCTTGGTACACGGGTGCGAGGTCAAGGATTGGGAAGCACGCGCCCGCGTGGAGCATTCAACAAGTTCAACCGCAAGTGGGTAGATGGGAAACTGTGTGCGTATCAGTACCGGGTTTCATTTGTGAACAAGCGTGGCCAAGAAGGCCCGATGTCTGAGCCCAGCAATCTGGTTGAGTTCGAGTGCTGTGATGGGAAACGAAGATTTACCCAGGTCACGATTTCTGTTGGTGGGCCAGACGTAGTCGCCAGACGAATCTACAGGACACGTGACATATACGATGACAATGGGGACTCCATTTCCCCACAGGAAGGTCGAAACTTCTACTTCATCAAAGAGCTTCAAGAGAACGAATCAACCGTTTTCGAGGACGGGATCTCGGACGCGAATGTGGGTGGAATCCGAGACCCGGAAGACTTTGGCCCGTGGCCTGCGCAGGCAAAGTACCTGGCCGCATTCAAGAACACGATGTTCATTGCTGGGATGACCGACAATCGCATTCGGTACAGTGCTCCTGGGATGCCAGAGGTGTTTCCAGATGCCAATGTGTTCGAGATCGGAGAGACCGACTCTGGAGAGATTACCGGGCTTTACGCTACCAACAATGCCTTGGTGGCCTTCAAGTCCCGTGGGGTCTACCTAATCAAAGGTGACCCTGTGAACGGGTTTCACGCCCAGACGCTCAACAAGGACATTGGCTGTATCGCACCGAACAGCATCGCCAACGTGCCGTCAATTGGGCTGCTGTTTTTGGGCCGTGAAGGGGTGTTCACGCTTCAGGGAGCCCTGGAGAACACCGGGACCCCGACAACGATAGTTGACCTGTCAACCCCGATCAAGAAGCTGATCGACCGGATTGATGACTCATCAACCAATGCTGCCGTGAGTGTCATCAATCGGAGAGACAAAGAGTATTGGTTGTGCGTTCCCACGATTGGGAAGAAGAACAATCTGTTGCTGGTGTTTCACTATGATGTGGGCGCTTGGAGCTATCGGGAGAACTACCCGATGCAGTGTGCGGCCGAGACCAGGGACCACAGAGGGTATGTTTACTTTGGCAGTAATGACCCAAAAATGGCTGGGATCAATGTCTTTGCTGACGGCTTTCGGGCCAAGTACGGGCATGGCGCGGACTCATACTCGGCCGGCACGTCGATTCAGGACTACCCGCTGTACGAGACCGCCCCACTTGACTTTGGAAGCGTCTACAGCGGTGTTAGCCTCGGCTATGTGAACTGCTACGCCGTGGCCTACGGAAACGAGCCGATCAAGGTGAATTTCAAGATCAATCGCTCAATCACAGAGGCGCTGCCTGTGGACCGTGACCGAAAGCAGCAAGAGCTTTTGGAGCCCCTGTCTGTGTATGGAACGGCTGTCTTTGATGGGTCCGATAAGTGGGGCTTTCATCGCCCGATTCCGCTTCGGTTTGATGTCAGCCATATGCACAAAGGTGTGGCGACAGAGTTCCAGGTTCAGTTCAAGCAGGACAGTTCAAATGTGAACGCGAACCGGATGCAGATTGTTGGCTGGGACCTGGAAGCGAAGGTTGGAGAACAGCGAAACATCCGCATTCTCACGGATGTACTGACGGCGGATAAGAGGTAGAGATGGCGATTCGGTATCCAAAAGTTCATGTCGCGACAGAAGAGATTGTTCACCCGAACGATTGGAACAACAATCTGGGTGAGTTTGTAAACGAAATCAACGGGAATCTTGATTCAGACAATTTTAATGATGCGATTCCTGAAGCAGCATTTAAGTCAAAGTCCTTTACCGAAGTTTTCTACAACCGGAGCAACACCACCAATGTTGTGCTCAATACAGGAACCCTTGCATGGCAGGATCGGGACTCGAACAGCAATCTAATGCCGGTTGTCACTTTCGATGCCGAGACCGATGGTTTGATTCTTGTTGAAGGGAATGCCCGTGTTCAGTGGCGAGGAAACGGGATTCCGAATGGCGATTCAATCCTGAGCGCGGACGGGGACGACCCAAGGTATGAAACGCTTTTCGATGATTATCTCCTCATACAGTATCCCTTTGCCCACACAGGCGGATCCACTGCCACACAGACTGGTTTCTGGGAATGGGGAGGCGGCATTGCGGATGGAGACTTGCCATCCGGTGGGTGGGTTGGATGTATCCGCGATGAAGGGGTCAATAGTTGGGACAACCGCTACCGAGGAACGTCCCTAAAGAAGGGAAACTTTCCTGCTGGAAGATGGATCAACAGGCCGATTGATTTTTACGGAATAAAGTTCCGCTTGCTTGTAAACGGCGAGGCTGTCTCGGAGACTGGGTGGCTATACAATGGGAATTACCGCAACGGTACATTTCTTTGTGGTGCCGCCCCTGTTTCTGCTGGACGCAATCGTGTAGTCATGGAGGCAAGAATTGCCACATTGCATGATCTGAAGCCACATCCGGCTGGTGTTGGCTCAAAGCATCGTCAAGATTCCAGTGGTGACATTAAATATATTAGAGGAAAGTTTGTTTCAACAACGAATACATCAACTGTTAGCGCAGAAACTCCTTTGCCGGGGTTGAGCGCAACAGAAACCAGTTCGATAAGTATCGGTAAAAATGGGGAAACTCTTAGGTTCAAAGAGGGGATAGATGTGTTTGTGGCTGACCGAAATATGACTGTAACCTTCAGGAAGCGTTGAAATGAGCAGAATTAAGCCGGTTGAAATCAAAGAAGGCGATACCCTTTCGTCTCTCGATATAAACGCAAATCAATCAGAGCTTCGTGCATTTACAGTTGACGAAGAGAACGTCAGGATGGAGGGGATCTCACAATCTCACGTCCCAAGCAATGCGATTCACAGCGCAACCACTGCGTTTTCAACCCAAGACTCTTCTCAGGCAGCAATCGCCATTGCGTCTGGCTGGGGGACTTCTGCAAGTGAATGGTTGGTTTTTTCAGGAATAGGCAATAAAATCAGTCCTTTGACTGGAACTGCGACCTTGAATGGCAGCAAAGGCGAGATGATGATTGTTCGTGCATCTTGCCGTGTTCGCATGGCGGATTTTGGCTCACGCACATTCAATTTCGGCGCACCGCCAAAACTTTTGGTCACACTTAGATATGCGCTCTCTGACACCCCAACATGGCCAGGAACATGGTTTGACGCGGAGGGAACAGAGCAGCAGTTCTCGATCGCATTTTCAGGAAAGATTCCTTCTACTCAGATTCCATTTGCAGACACGCCGGGCCTGGGGTCGGCGCTCTCTGGAGAGGCTGGAGAGTCATGGAGAAATACATCACTAAGCTCCATTGGATCAGATGATGCAACGGAGCCCTCTGGTGCGGATTTCAACCCTATTGGCGCCCGTGGGCTTCCATTCGACCATGATTTCTCATACCAAACCACATGGGTTTATGACCCAGGAACAGATGTGAGCGCTGTTTCGTTCGGGTTGTGGGGTCGCGCCATAATGCAGTCCTCTATTGAGTGGCCACCATCAAGTTTTAGGGGGACTCGGGGAAAGAAGGGTTGCAGCACAGTCAACTACAAGGGGTTTTACATTTCTGATCTTCAATTGACTTCCACCATCATCAAGCGGTGATCTAATGCCTATTTCATCAACGGTTTGGGCAGATTTTTCCTCTGGTGATGTGCTTACTGCGAGCGACATCACAAGCAGGTTTCAAGAGCTTCAAAGGTTTGTAAACGGTGGCATTAAAACATCTGATGTGAAAACATCCGCTACATGGGTTGAATCTCAACATATCTTCAAGCCTGAGTTCTATGGATCACCCTCCCCCCGTTTCGAGGCTGTAAGCGGTGATGTGTACTACAAGCACCGTCAAGCCAACAAGCTGAATAGGTACTACCGCCATGAGCATTCTGGCTCATTGGTTCAGCCTTCCGGGTCTTATTCTGGAGGAGGGTCTGACGCGGCCGTGTGGCATCCGATTGAAGGGATGTCTTCCACAATTCATGTCACAGAGGCGACTGTTACAGCGATTGCTGTAGGTACGTTTTACGCATGGGAGTCTGGTGGAGAAATTCCAGTACGAGAGCACGCTGTCCCAGTCGATCTAAGCAATGAGCGCGGATTTTTCGCGGCCCAAAATGCTGGGAAAGTCTGTGCTGAATTCAAGCTGTTCGTTGATACGGATGATGGGGCTGGCCCTCAGCCAGTCGGCTCTACTCTTCGCAGAATTTATCAACGTGCTGGCGGGCGATACAATTGTCGCCGGATGCAGCACTCGTTTCTCTGGACTGGTACGCTCACGCGCGGCGTGAACAAGCTGTCATACCGGTCTTGGTATCGGCTTCTTGCCGAGGATGATGAAAGCGCACGTCATGTCTATGTAGATGCACGGAACTTCATCGTTGATGTTCACTACAAGTGATATGATCCCGAAGGAGTTTTGAATGGCCCAACTTGGCGAGACCAGCGGAAAAGAATCCGAAGAGCTTTATGCAGGCGTTGGTACTGGCGTTGCTGGCGGTGCCGTGACCGGCGCTGTTGCTGGGTCGGTCGTTCCAGTTATTGGCACTGCTGTTGGCGCGGTTGTTGGCGGTGTGGTTGGTGGCGTGGTTGGGTTCTTCGGTGCCAAACAGAAAGTCATTCAAGAGAGACAGCAAAGGGCGCTCGCAAAGCGACAGGAAGAAGCACAGAAGAACGCCGATGCCAAAGCCAAGAGCGCACAGCGCCGTCAGCAGGCTGTTGGCCGTGAAATGGCTTCGCGGGCATCGAAAGAGGGCCGAAAGCAACCCGCGCCAACAATGGGTGCTGATGAGGTGTTGATGGGGGCCACAGTTCATGGCCCTGGTAGCCCATACGATAGCGTCATCAGCGGCACTTACGGCCGCAGTACGGTAAAATCCGGGTAATGAAAGGAGCCTTCAATGGCACAACCAGACGAAACAGCAGCACTTAGCGCAGACGAAGAGCTTGCTTTGGCCACGACCGTGAACCCTGAGATGGCGAAGGCAGCTTATTACGACAAGCTGTATCGTGGCCGCACAGGGATGATGGTCGGGATGAACGCCATGAACATTGGCACTGAGTATCTGAACGCAATGCGGATCACTCAGACTGAACTGAACGAAAAGAAGGAGATCGCAAGGCTAAAGAAGGAAAAGGGCATCCCGCTGAACGAGCAAGAGTCTGCTGTTGAGAACGCCGGAAACAGGGCGACTCAGCGAATCAATGAGTCAAAGCGCTTGTTGACTACTCAGGCTGCCATGGACCCCACCAATCCTAAGATTCTGACCGAGTTGAAAGAGCTTGATCAGATGGTGCAGGAGGCTGAGATTACGGCACGGACTCAGCAGCAGACCGCCAGCGCACAGAAAGAGCTTGTACAGACCGAGCGACAGGCGCAACTTGAGCAGACTCAAATGGGTCGAGAGCACAGTCGTGGTCAGGCCAAGCAGAAAGCCGTTGAACGAGGACTGACGGAGGTTGTCGCTCCTGCTGTGTCCATGAGCCGTCCGCGAACCTATGAAGCAAAGCTGCAATCAGACATCATGCGCGGAGACATCCGTGCCGAGAAAGCCCGACAAAAGGTGGCTGGAATCGAGCAAGAGGTGGCGGACACTCAGGGTACTGGTATCGCAGACCCAAGCGCCCCCACGCCCGAGCCGGACCCGAGGGTTGAGCGTTTGACTTCTCGCGCCACCAAGCAGCAAGCCATGTCCGATGAAGCCCGTCGTCAGCTTTTAGGCTTGCAAG